GGTGAGCTTGGAGCAACGCAAGAACAACTCGCCGCCGCACTTGGTATTCGACGTAGTAGCCTTACGAAGAACCGTAAATTGGGAGACGCCCTAAAAGCCTCAAAAGAGGAAGCTGACAACCGTGTAGTCAAGTCACTATTCGAGAGGGCTACCGGCTACAACGCCCCGGACACCTATTTCAGCACCTATGAGGGCGAAGTAACGGCAACGCCCTACACAAAGCACTACGCGCCCGATGTGACGGCCTGTATCTTCTGGCTCAAGAATCGGCAGCCTGAAAAGTGGCGCGATGTGAGCAGTCAGGAACATTCCGGCAAAGTGACGGTGGAAGTAGATGCCAAGACTATTGCAGAACTTCAAGCCGCATGGAAAAAGCTGTAAAAGACAAAGCGCGTTTATTACGCCCCGACCTTTACGCTCAAGACCGGCTCGGCATGAGCCTTCATCCAAAGCAAGCTGCAATCCTGCGAGATTTATTTCCGGTTCCATCAAAAGCCAGTTCGAGTCGCGTTTCATTTAGAGCCTCAAACGAGATTGGAAAAACCAGCGTTTGCGCGACAGCCGCGATTCTTTACGCTCTCGAAATACTCAATGCTCAAGTCATCTCGACCGCCGGTGTCTGGATGCAGGTCGTGGAGCAGCTTGTTCCGAACCTGAAACGATTCTCCAACCTTTACCCGACATGGCGATTCCTCGACTCAACCATCAGCATCAATGGGATTGACCGTTACGTCGGGTTCTCGACGAGAGATGAAGGGTTCGCGCAAGGCTTTCACAAGCGAGAGGGTATGCCGTTGCTGGCCATCATAGACGAGGCTGCGTCGGTTGCGCCGGGGATATTCAACGGTGTCGAGGACAGGTGTAACCCAGACTTCTTCTTGGTCATGGGCAGTCCACTTGACCCTGCCGGGAGCTTTTACGACATAGAGACGAAGTTAGCGAAGTTCTACACGCACCATCATCTCGGCCAGCCTGACTGTCTGACAACGGACGGCTATTGGATTGACCCGGTAAGCATCGAGCGCAAGCTGGCGAAGTGGGGAGCAAATCATCCATTCATCCAGTCCAACATCTACGGTGAGTTCAGCCAGAGAGTTGAGAACGCTTTAATCTCGCTTGGTGAACTGGAAAGCTGTTTGGCGAATCCGCCGGAGTGGCAGAGGCGTGGTGAGCGTCATGCCTTCATTGACTTCGCTGCTGGTCGGGCGAAGAACGTGTTCGCCATGCGCTGCGGGAACAAAGTCTGGATTGAAAAGAAGTGGACTGAACGTGACACAATGGCTACGGTCGGGGAGTGCTTGGCTACGTTCAAGAAACTGGAAAGGGAATATGGCTTGCTTCCAGAAGAAGTTGAAGGTGATGCCGACGGCATGGGTATCGGACTCATTCATCGTCTCCGTGAGCTTGGCCTGTCCATCGGCGAGTTCCACGGTGGCAGTCCAGCCATCTACTCGGACGATTACGCAAACCAGATTAGCGAGTCATGGCACACATCTATCGGCCAAATTATCCGTCGAGACATTGCCATTCCCAATGACGACGATTTCAAAGCACAAATCCTGTCGCGTATGAGCAAGCGAAATTCACGCGGTAAGTTCATGTTGGAAAGTAAAGAGGACATGAAGAAACGCGGGCTGGACTCGCCTGATGAAGCGGATGGAGTGCTTCGGGCGGCTATGCCATTGGTGAGCAACAAGAGCTTCAATCTGTTGGGACAGCAGCAGGAACAGGACACAAGGGGATGGGTAGAGCGGGCAAGGGCTGGACACGGTGGCGGTAACTTTGGTGGATTGGCAACAATGGAGGAAAAGCGATGAGTTACGTTGATCCCGGTCTTGACCGTGAGACACTGATTGAAGCGCACAGGCGGCACGATGCGGAGAAGCATATCGTTTGTATGTGGCCGAGGGCACGGTATAAGGGCGAGTTCGGTTATCCGCCAGAGCCGAAGCCGGTGAGGAGCCGACTTCGTAGATTCATTGACAGTCACGGTCGAGTTCAACAGGAGGTCAAATGAGCGACAACAGAGATTTATTCACACGCGGTCGGACAATCCTCAACGACAGGCAACAGTGGGAGGACAAGCAAAGGCTGTTCTACATCATGCGCCATCGTGGCAAAGGCCGGCGTAACAAACCTTGGCCGACGGCGGCAGACTTGCACATAGCTTTGATAGATGAAGCGATTACGAAGTGGAAACAATTCACAATGGCACAGGTCATCAATGCGCCGAGGCTGGCTACGTTTGTGGCCATGCGTCAACAGTTAGCCGAGACGACAGAGAGTGCGGCGGACTTCTTTTCGTTTGAGTTGAAGGAGCGGACGAACCTGATGCGCTGTCTTGAAACTGCGGTGGACACCATGTGGCTGCGTGGGCGTGGCGTCATCAAATCGTATGTTGACCCATATGACGATTACAAGATTGTGCATGAGAATGTTGACCCGCTTTACATTCTGTTTCCTGAAACGTGCGACGATTTTGGCGACTGTTACGAGTGGGTTCATGTCCGGCAGATACCAGTGGCGAAGTTCAAGATGGACAGACGCTATTTGAACGACGTTGCGGAACGAGACACGAAGGAACAGGAACGTCGGATTAACCTCATGCGCGGTGGCAAGGATGCTGTGGAGAGGATGAAGGGACAGCTTGGGCAGGACTTCACGCTGTTACAACAAGACAAGGAACTACGCGAGGGCTACACTCATTCAGACAACAAGGACACTATTATTCTATGGGAACATTACGTCAGGACAATGGGCGGGATCACGGTCAACACCTACTGCCCGACTGCGATTGACATTGAAGTGCGAAAACAATTCGGTGTGCCTTACAAGATAGGTGGCAGGGTGAGTGCGCCGTTCTTCTCATTTCAAGCCGAAGTGAAGGACGAAGGTTGGTATTCGCCTCGTGGTGTGGCGGAGAAGATATTCGACAAGGAGATTTACGCCAGCGAAGTGTGGTCATGCAAAGCCGATGCAATCACGCTTTACAATACGCCGATGTTGACCAGCGAAACGCCGATACAGAACCCGGCCAACTATCGGATTGCACCGGGCGAGTATATGCCGGGAAACGCAAGGTTTGTGCAAGGCGGTCAACCTGCAATCAGCTTTGACCAAGAGATAAACTTCGCTCGAATGGAGTCGGAACAGGCAGCGCAAATGCCGGACTTCGGCATACAGAAACCCGGCCAAGCGAAGGGTGAAAAGAGGACAGCCACAGAGAACAACCGCATAGCGTCTCTGCAAGCCGTTGGTCAAAATCATACCGGGAACATCTTCAAAGACTCGTTGGTGAAGTTATTCAGGCATGATTGGGGTTTGATGCTGCAATACAAGCGGAAGAACCTGACATATTTCATCTCCGAAGATTTACAGACGCTACCCGAACAGGCTTTGCATGATGAGTATTTAATTCAGGTAGGTGGCAGCACGGAAGATTGGGACAAGGCAGCGCGTGTGCAAAAGGCCATGCAGAGGCTTGAAGCTTTCAAAGGTGCGCCGAATGTCAACCAAGACGAGCTTGTAAAGGGCGTGTTACAGGCCGATGATGCCCGGCTGGTCAAGAAGCTGCTCGTTCCGCAAGCGCAGAAAGCAGCAAGTGAAGCAGAGGATGAAGCGATGGAGATTGTCATAATGACAGACGGCTTCCCGGCGATGGTGAAGCCCGGTGAAGATCACGCCACACGAATCAAAGTCCTGCTCGGTTGGATGGAGAAGCAGGGGATGCAGAGACAGCCAGTGGACAAGGTGGCGCAGCAACGGATACACGAACATCTGGCCGAACACATGAAATATCTGAAAGAGTTGCAACCGCAAGCGTTCAAGGCTTTAATGGCGGAGATACAACAGAAGGAACGCGCACCGATGCAGGGTGCGCCACAAATGAGCGGTTCGCCGATGGGTGCAAGGCCGCAGCCAAGAGCGATGCCACCGAGACGACAGATGCAACCAGTAGGCGGTGGAATGAGACGGTTATGACAACTATGAAAAAAGGTTTCAAAATTCCGAAGTGGTGGAGAGAAAGAATCCGCAAAGGAGTGTTAAAAAGCTTACGTCATCCTTCTTCACTTCAAAAAAGATGGTTCAATCGAAAGCGAAATGGTTTTTTGGAATATCAGAATAAGATGAAATCCCAAAACGATTACGCTGATAAAGTTTGGGAACAAAAAGCCATGTCAATTTAGGAAAGTAAAATGAAAACGATGATTCTCGGTGCAAACGGTCTGTGCGGAACGTCCCTTGTCCCGTTGATGCGAGAATTGTTTTCTGACATCGAACTCATTTTGATTGACCCTGACGAGGAAGCCAAGCCGCCGGTCATTCGCGCCGAACCAAAGCTGGAAGAAATTGTTGTGTTCCTTAAATCGTTTGGGATGGGCAAGGGTGACATCCTGATTGACCTGACTACGGAGCTTACGAAAGTGGACGTGATGACGCAGGCTGACAGTCTCGGCATATCCGTTATCAACTGCACGGCTTGCGAGCTTGATAGGGGTGCAATGTCGTTGATTGACCTGCTCGACCCGGACTTACTGATGGCGCGGCATGAATGGGAAGTTCCGCATATTGTTGGAGCGGGCATGAATCCGGGGAACATAAACGCTTTACTCGGCATGATGGTTGAAAAGTATGGGAAGCCAAAGGAAGTGACTGAATGGGAACTGGACTCGACAATTCCGTTCAAGTGGGACGACGAAGGATTCGCAACATGGAGTCCTCAAGAGTTTGCCAGCGAGTTTTCCGACGAGTCAACTTGGGAAGCTGACGGGAAGAAGATTACGTTCTTGGGCGGTGCGCCGATAAACAACACCGTGCAAATGCAAGGTGGGATCGGGGCGATCTGTCAGCACGAAGAAGTCATCAAGTGGGCTTGGACTTACGGGTGTAAAGCGAAATACATTTACGGTTACTCCGTGAAGGCGATGAACGCCATCATCAAGAACATCACGGCTGGATTGGAATTGCCACTGTGCCGGAAGCTCAAGGACAGAACGCCAACTGGCGGTGACACAATCGGATTGCGTGTTGAGTTTGAATCTGGCGTGAGGAATTGCACAATATCGGCAGAGAACGGTTGGGACAGTGTGCCGATTGGTAGCAACGCAACGAGCTATCTTGTGGCTACGGGAGTCGTGGCGGCGTTCGCCATGCTGCTGCAAGAGGACAAATCAGGTATCCATTGGCCGGATGAATACGGGAGCAGGTGGATAAAGTTCATCAAGACCAACGATTTATGCGCCATTGAGATTGATTCTGACGCGGATTACGGCTTTGAAAAGGAGTTGACAGCTTCAAAAGAAAATGTAATGTTGGAGGAAAGTAAGTGAGCTTATTCAAAACCATCCTACCCGTTGACGTAAAACAAATCCTCGATTCATTGCCAAAGGATTACTTTCTGCATGGCATCACCTTCGATAAGGCCACCCGCGAAGTCTGCATTTTGTGGGAACATGAGAAGCTTGAAAGCGGTCTGACCGTGCCTGTTGAATTTAAGGTGGTGGATTTGACCAAGAAACTTTTGCCGGATGGAGTGCGGAACTTGGACAAGGTTACAAAACAAAAGACGATCAAACCAAAAGCTGATATTAAACCTGTGCCTACTCCCGCGCTCCCTCCGGCAATTCCTTTGATTCGGACACAAGCGGAATACGATGCTGCTATGGCTCATGGTGAGG